GTACTTGATGCAGAATTACACAAAAACCAAAAATATATTGTGTAGAAATTTTCACCTTAAAAAAAGTTATTCTTGTGTAATTTTATACTTGACATTGAAAAACGTGTACAAGTTGTACAACACGTAACAGTGCACACATCATAAAGCACGTTACATTTGCACAATGTTAAATAATGTTAAAAAAAGTATTGACAAGTTATGGAAGAAGTGTTATACTTATCTTTGTTAAGTACTTGAAGTACGTAAAGTACTTAAAGAACGTGTAATAACGTTAAGTACGTTAAAGAACGTTAAGTACACCTACTAAATGTGCTAAAGCACCTTAATTAACTTCTAACGAAGTCAATTGATTAAAACAATAACTTCTTGCACATCAAGAAAATAACTTATAACTTATCTTTCGTGTTTATAACACGTCTTGTAGAGTACTTCTAAGTACTTGTATTATACTTCTAGTCTACGTTAATCACACGTTTATTATACATAGTTTCCAAACATTTAGGAGGTTTGCTGATTTGAATATTTTAGAAACTGTTGGACTTGTTTTCATCAACGTCGTTTCCACGTTAATCGTTGTGTACGGTATCGACATGGTGCGTAAAGCATTCAAGACTGTTGGTGCAACACTTGCAAAAACTGCCGAGTTACGTGAAGACTCCCAATCAATTAATCATTCCTTTGATGCGAAAGAACTTACGGAGTACGAGAGAGAATGTCTTCAACGTGACGTTGATTTCGACAATCGTATCCTACGCATGAAAGAAGAAATAGCAATGCAGACTTACAAAGTGCCAAACGCACAACACGGTGTGGTTGCCGAAGAACTTGACCCTATGATTAAAAATCTTCCACACAACTCCGTTAAAACAAAATATGACGTATCAGTTGATGAAGTTGCCGAATAACGTGAGGATGGTGCACATGGAACATATTGATAAAGCAGTACTTGGATTTCTTGCCGATGTACTCTACATAAAGAAAATTATATGCTTTGAAGAATTTGAAGACATTTGTCAAGTTAAGACTTCTTGTGATTTGGAGAAGATTACCGACAAGATGTTGAAGGAGGAATACAATGTCTACAAACAAGGAGAAAGCTACTTACGATATGCCAAGTGATGTAGTTGAAGAAGAATTTGAAGTAACAGCAATTCAAGCACTTCCACCCAAGATGCAGAGATTTATTCACCTGTACATGACTGGTCAGTACACTATTAACAAGCTTGCACAACTCCTGGAAGTACACCCCAACACTTTGAGTAATTGGTTGAAGAAACAGGAAGTAAGAGACATTATCAACGACATGCAACAGACTACACACGAGATTGTAGGCATACAGTTGAAGTCACTTACACTACAGGCGGTAAACAAGCTTGGTGCACTTACAGAGTCTCCCATAGACGGTGTAGCGTTGCAAGCAGTTAAAGATATTCTTGATAGGGCAGGACATAAGCCTAAACAGGAAATCAAGATTGATAAGACCGTCAAAACCTTTGAACAAAAACTATACGACCTCATTGAAGTTACTGTTGAGGACAAGACAAAAGAGAGTAATGCAGAAGAGGTGGTAAGTATTGAGTCAACAGATGAATAAAGAACAGCTTTTCTACTGGAAGTTGCAAAACGACAAACCGTGGTACATAGAAAACTTTTTGAAGATTAGAGATAAGAAATCTCAACTTGTTCCCTTTAAGCTTAACACCGCACAAAATAAAGTAATGGACCTCATCAAACAGTGTGAAGAAACTGGTAAGCTTAAACGCTTCATCATTCTCAAAGCACGTCAGATGGGGTTGAGTACGGTGTTCGAGGGACTCATCTTCCACGACACATCAACAAACTCATTTAAAAATTCCTTCATCATCGCACATGAGGACAAAGCAACGCAGAACTTGTTTGCAATGAGTAAGTTGTTCTATGATGAGATACCAGAGGTAATACGACCAATGGTAAAGTACTCTAATGAGAAAGCGTTAGTGTTTGAAAATCCTTCTAATGATTTGAAAGAGAAAAAAGAGAACCCTGGTCTTCGTTCCAGAATTACTGTAGCAACAGCAGGAACAACGGAAGCAGGGCGTTCTGCTACCATTCATAATCTTCACGCATCAGAGGTAGCTTTTTTTCCAGATGCAAGGACAACAATGCTTGGTTTGTTACAGTCTGTTCCAGACGAAATGAATACGTTGGTTGTACTTGAAAGCACCGCCAATGGTGTTGGTGATTATTTTCATAGCATGTGGCAGAAAGCAGTACGTGGGGAGAATGAGTTCATCCCTGTTTTTTTGCCGTGGTTCGTAGACCCTGGTTATACACGTCCCTTCCGTTCAGAAGCAGAAAAACAACAGTTGTCTGATGAGATTAACACCATCAGCACTGACACAAGCGGTAACAAGGTGCACACCTACGAGTACGACTTGATGGAGAAACAAAACCTTACCTTGGAACAGATGAATTGGCGTAGATATACTGTAGCCAACAAATGTCAAGGTGACGAAGAACTCTTCATGCAGGAGTACCCAAGTACGCCAGAGGAAGCTTTCATATCAACTGGTAGACCTAAGTTTACCATCAAATCACTTAAGAAATATCAAACCATTACCAAAGAACCTCAACGTGGTTACATAATGCCAGACCCTAACGGAAACATGACGTTTGTACCAGATGAAGGTGGGTATGTTGCCATATGGAAAGAACCAGAACCAGACACGTTTTATTGTATTGGCGCTGATGTTGCAGAGGGACTTGTAGAAGGTGACTACTCTGTAGCTGTAGTTGGCGACCCAAATACTTTTGATGTGACAGCTATTTGGTATGGTCATATTGACCCCGATTTGTTTGGCGTTGAATTGATAAAACTTGCCAAATATTATAACGATGCTTACCTTGGTGTTGAAAACAACAACCATGGTCTTACAACACTTTCTACCATCAAGAAGAACGAATACTGGAATTTGTTTTTTTCCAAATCTTATGATAGAATATCAGATACGATGACACAAAAGCTTGGTTGGACAACCTCTGTACGTACTAAGCCATTTATGATAGACAAGCTTTCCGAGTTTGTACGTGAAATGTATCTTGGTATTTATAGTGATTTGATTATCTCCGAAATGTTCACTTACGTCATTGAAGATAATGGTAAAACAAATGCACAACCTGGGTGTCACGATGACACTGTTATGGCAACCGCCATACTCTTACAACTTATGCTAGAAGGGAAAGGTGAGTATTACGTTCCAGAAATTCCGATTGAGGACAGAGGTAAAGTCCACAGAGACATTATCGACCCTCTGTTTGAACAACAAGAAGACAATGAATATTCTGATTAGGAGGTGTTATTTTGAGTGATAAAACTGCAACACGTTATGAAGAACAGAAATTAGCAAGCGAATGGAACTTTAAGTTTAAAGATGCCATGATAAATAAAGCACCGTACACTAAGCGTTGGTCTACATATCAAGATGCTTATAACGGTGATTATTTTAAAAGCAAAAACTTGCCAGAGTACAAGTCAAACCTTGTAAGTAATTATATTTTCTCCATTATCGAAACAATTAGACCTATTATGTTAGATAATAACCCAAAATTCCAATCTATGCCTAGACAGCCAGAAGGTTTGGCGTTTAGCAACGACTTGCAGGAAGCGTTGATGTACGAGTGGGACAGAGAGAATATGAGTCAAAAACTCTACAAAGAGTTGGTAAATACCCTTGTGTTTGGCACATCAATATTCTTTTTGCCTTGGGATAGTAACGAAAAATGTGTTCATGCAATCCCTGTTAACCCGTTTAATGTGTTTCCAGACCCACTTGCTACAAGTATTGAAGATGCAGAGTACATTATCTACGCATCATATAAGAATGTTTCACAGCTTAAGCGTTTTTTTCCAGATAAGACTGATTTACTTAGCGGTGGTAATATAAACTACAGTGAGTTGGTACAGGACAAGGATAGAAATGCAAGAATTGACAATCAAGTCCTTGTACTTGAAGTATGGACCAGAAATTATGAAACAGATGAAAAGGTTAAAGGCGATGAAAAGCACTATGTTTACAAATATCCAAACGGTAGGGTAATTACGCTTTGTCCAGAGTTGGGTATTGTACTTAACGACAAGCCAAACCCTTACAAAGATGGTAGCTTTCCCTTTGTACTCATCAAAGATTATGATTTGCCAGACAAGTTTTGGGGAGAGGGAGAAGTTACACAATTACTTTCACCTCAAAAACATATGAACGATTTGAACAATGCTGTTATTGACAGCGCAAAAGCTACTGCAAACATGCCTTGGATAATCGATAAGAACTCTGGTATTGGGTACGGCAAGATTACTGCACGTCCTGGGTTGGTTATTCGTAAAAACCCTGGTTCAGAAGTAAGACGTGACCAACCACCATCAATGCCACTGTACGTTGTTAACGCTATTGAAACTTATAAGAGTGATATTGAACAGATAAGTGGTATTTATAACACACTCAAAGGTGACAGTGCTACTGGTGTATATACTGCACAAGGTATTCTTGCATTACAGGAAGCAGGGCAGGTCCGCATCAGATTAAAGGTAAAATTACTTGAAGACTCTCTTGGTAAAGTTGCAGAGTTGTGGTTTTCACGTATGAAACAGTTCTGGAAAGACGATAAGTGGTTGAGAATTACAAAACAAGATGGCAGTTATGATTTGAAGATGTTTACAAAAACTATTCTTGAGTATGACTATGACATTAAAATTACCGCAGGTTCTACAATGCCTGTTAATCGTGGTGCAATGCTTGACCTCATGGTGAGGTTGGCACAGACACCTATGCCAGACGGACAACCACTTGTTGATAGAGAAGCTGTTGTTAATTATCTTCCAGAAGAGGTTAAATCTTCACTGCTTAGACGTATGTCTGGTAAACAGGACAACCTTGATGAGATTAAGAAAGTTATTGAACAACTTGGTCAGCAATTACAGGCTATTACGCAGGAGTCACAACAGAACGATGAACAGACTTTTGATGTTCTTGATGACATAACTTCATCAATCGAAGCAGTTAACAAACAAATTTTACAACTCAAGGCAGAACATGATAAAATTGAGAGTGAAAGACAAGCACAAGACAAACAAGACCAAATCAAGAAGGAAGCTTATAACAAAGGTTTTGGTGATGCGGAAAGCATGTACTCCGAAGACGTTAGACCTGCTACAGAAAAACCAAGTGGAGAGTCGCAATCTTCACCTACTCCAACCGACGTGGAAGGTAGTCCAGAGGAAAGTTTAGAGTCACTTCCAGATGATATTCTTAGTGGTATTGAGAATATGACTGATGAGGAATTAGACTTGTTGCTTCAACAAAATCCAGAGTTAATAGACTTAATTAAATAATTGGAATAACCGTATAGGACTCCAAAGGGGGAAAAGTAATGAATATTGACCAGTATCGTGAACTTAAAGCACAGGAGTCACAGGCGAGTCAGACAACTGAACAAACACCTGTTACTGCCACATCAACTGAAACTGTACCTGCTACTGCACCAGTAGTTGAAGCTACTGCACCTGCTGTTGAAACCACACCAATTGAGACTACACCAGAGGTTACACCTACTGCAACGTTACCAGACAAGATTGCCATTGATGGCATCGGAGAAGTTAGTGTTGAAGAATTAAAGAATGGCTACTTGCGCCAGTCTGATTACACACGCAAGACTCAAGAAGTTTCACGTAAGACAAAGGAAGTAGAAGAAGCTGTAGTTCTTTTTGAACATTTGAAACAGAACCCTCAACTCGCACAACAGTTGCTTCAAACAAAAGAACTTCCTGCAAATCTTGACCCAACGCAGACTAAAGTTTCAGAACTAGAAGAAAAGCTTTATGATATGATGCTTGAAAAAGAAATCGACTCGTTAAGTTCTAAGTATTCTGATTTTGAGGTTAAAGATGTACTTGAGATTGCACAGAAAAAAGGTATTACTAATTTGGAAGATGCGTACTTGCTTTCAAAATCTTACAAATCAACACATCAGACAACCGATATTGAAAAGCTTAAAGAACAGATGAAGAAGGAAGTTATGGCTGAACTTGAACAGGAAAGAAAATCCACGCAGAGCATTATCTCGTCCAGAGGTGACTCTCCAATCGTTCAAACAAATGCACCAAAACTTTCTGATGCTGAACATAAAGTTGCTAAGATGATGAAGTTATCTGATGATGATTATATTAAATGGCGTGATGTTTCACGTAATTAAAGGAGAGTGAAAATATGGAAAATTTACTTAAAATGTCTTTTGATTTGCAGATGTTTGCAACACCAGTTCAGCCAACAGTAGATAATACTCTTGACTATACAACTACTGATAGAGATACAGGCACTAATTTTGGTAAGTTGCTTGAACCTGGTTTAAGAAAAATCTTTTTTGAAACATATGACGAATTACCAGAACAGTACAGTAAAATTTACAACATGAATACGTCTGACAAGGCGGTTGAACACGATTGGGGTATGGGTGCTTTCGGTGATTGGGACAAGAGGGCAAGTCAGTTTGATACTGTTGCTTATAAAACTTTGAGTCCTGGTCTTGAAAGAACTTACACACACGAAGCGTTCACGCAGGGCTTCATGGTTACAAGAGAAATGTATGATGACGAACAGTACAGACAGATGGAAAAGTTGCCTAAGGCAATGGCTCGTTCTGGACGTGCAAAGGTTGAGAAAGATGCAATGCTTCCTCTTATCAATGGTTTCCTCGAAACTGTTCCTGGAACACCAGATTTCCCAATCTATGACGGCAAGTGTCTTTTCTCTGCAACACATCCACTCCTTGATGGAGGCGGTAAGGTTTGCAGTAATCTTGCAACAGGTCCACTTAGTGACATTAACTTAAAGAGTGCATTAAAGGTTATGAGAGAAACTCTTGACGAAGCAGGTAATCTTGCACAGTTTAGGGCAACAAAACTCATCATCCCTCCTGTACTTGAAGACACAGCAATCAGACTTTTACAGTCTACACAGATTGCAGGTGGTCAGTTAAATGACACAAATAAATTCCTTAACTCACATGGAATTGATATTGTTGTTCTTGATTACCTTGGCGCATCGGCAGGTGGTAGCGATACTGCTTGGTTCTTGCAGGATGGTAGCAGACACGAACTCAACTTCTTCTGGAGAGTTAAACCAGAGTTTAAGTGGGAAGAGGACTATGATACATTTGTAACCAAGTACAGAGGTTACATGAGATACTCATTCGGTGTTTCCGACTTTAGAGGTCTTGTTGGTTCTACTGGTTTATAGTCTAAGTTGAATAATTAAGGGGGAGTGGGATTTTTCCCTCTCTCCTTTTTTTAATATGGAGGGTTATATATGAAAAAGTTACCTAGTTTAGAAACACCACTTAACGCCAATGAAAGATATTTGTATGCTATTGCGATTAGAATGGATGCTATGTGTTCCATGATGGCTTCATTTATCGAATGTTATGCAAAAAAGAATGAAATAGCTACCACATCAGAAAAGATTGAAGAAAAGGTTTCTAACACCGAAGAAGTGGCAGAAACGGTAGTAGAAGTGGTAGAAGAGAAACCCAAAAGAACTCGTAAAAAATAAGGAGGTGTTGTAAATGAAAAGAAGTGATATGGTAACACGTGTCCGTTCTGTTACACGTGACTTTTCTAACTCCATCTTTAGAGAACAGGACATTACCGATTTCATTAATGAAGGTGTTGACAGGTTTAGACAGTACATTCCAGAGTTAGCATCTATGATTTACCTTGATACACGTGACTCTGAACCTATTTTGCTTCCAACACAATACCATCACTTGCTTTCTGTTTACTCTGCTTCCAGATGCTTTAGTCAAGACGAACGTCATTATCAAGCTACTACGCTGATGAATGAGTTTGAAACTAAGCTTGAAGAGTTAAAGTCCAATATTGAAAGCGGTCAGATAGTTATTGTTGATGCGACAACTGGTCAGCCTATTGTTGCTACATTTGAACCAGATTACGTTGACCTTGGTCCTTATTGGAATGAAGACAGCGTTGACACTGACCTTGATGAAGGTGTGGAGGGAGTTGAATAAGACATGGCTTACATTCAAAAAATTACTCCACCACCTAACACCGTTATGAATTTCTCTTTGAGAAGTTTTGTTGGTGGACTTAACAATCGGTCAGAACAGTTAGAAGTAAATGAAGCTTCTGACGTACTTAACATGGTGTTTGAAGACGATACAGTAATGGCTAAAAGACACGGACAGATTTATTATGATGCGGTTGCGTTAACAAACCCAATCACATTTATTGATGAGTTTAAGCCTTACGCAGATACCAACAAACTTATTCGTTCAACTGATACCAAACTTTATGTTGACAGTACAAATATTGCTACTGTATCTGGTAGAGTTTGTGGTGTTAATCACTCTGGCAAGTACTTCTTTGCAGATGGCAACAAGTTGTACGTGTACGGCAAGTTCGACCAAACAACGTCCACGTACCGCAAGGTAATTGGTACTGCTGTTGATGCGTATGTTCTTATGGAGATAACAAGTCCTGCTGATGGGCACGCAAGGCTTGACACAACGCACACACAAGGCGTATTGAATATAGACTATACAAATCATAAGGTTTATTATGAACCCTGTGAGAACGAGTTTGTGGACACGTACAAGGGTGCTAATAAGCTTCCAGATGACCCTAAGTATATTGTTTCACGTGGTGGTAGGATTTATGTATCTGGTTGTGAAGAGGATGACGACAATGTGTTTATAAGCCACGTACAGAACCCTTATTACTTCCCTGTTAGTTTGCCAATACAACTCCCACCCAACTCTGATAAGATAATGGGTCTGTATGTTTATGATGACTCTATTGTGATTGGTAGACAGCATGATTTGCACGTTATTCTTGGCAATACAAATCGTACAGATATGGGAACTACTGTTTTTCAGTTAAAACAAATAAATTCTCATACTGGTTTTGCCTGTAACAATGCTGTTGATATAGCACACAACTACCTTTTCTTCTTTGGTAGTGATGGAAATGCTTATGCGTTGTCTTCTGTTAAGGCTGATGCAAAGATACTTTCAACAACCATCTTGTCACAACAGGTTGATATAACTAAAGCACCAATCAGTTTAACTCTCGACCAACTAGCCACTGCAAGTTCTGTATTCTTTAAAGACGAATGGCATATTACATGTGGCGACAAAGTGTTGATATATTCTTATCGTCACAGGGCGTGGACCATGTTTAACAACTTTAATGCCACATCATTATACGTCAAAGATAATGTTTTGATGTGGGGAAGAAGTGATGGGCGTACTGCAAAATACTCTACAGCTTACCTTGACTTCGATATTCCTTTTCAAGCATTCTGGTCTTCCAAGCGCTTTGATATGGATGATGCAAACAGTTATAAACAGTTTAGAGAGTTTTTTATTGTTGCACATACATTTGAAACCTTTAGTTCTGATGTTAATGTTACTTTTGAAATTGACTACGACAATGTTAGCGACACTGTTACCATATCAAATCAGATAGCTGTCTTTGGTAAAACAAAGTGGGGCGCTAGGTTTATTAATCGTAACATTGTAAATTCACTTCCATTTGTTATTGGTAGACGTGGGCGTTCTATTAAGTTTAAATTCTCCAATGGACATTTCCCAACTGGAACTGTTGCTACTGTTGATGACTTTATAGGTTATCCAAGAAGTGAAGGTACTATGCTTTACGTAACTGCTGAAAGTGCGTATTATTTATATACGGAGTCACAATGGGTAAAACAACTTCCTGCTGATTTGAACCAGACTATGAAGGTTTATCAAGTCAACGGAGATTATGAACTAAGAGGAAAGAGGTGATATAGATGGCTGTTATTAGTAATTTGATTATTCCGTATCCAGACTTTAAGCTAAACGACATCATTGACTCTGAACAGTTTGATATGAATAATGCCGACATTGTATCAAAGATGAATGAAGTTATCGCATCATTAAATACTCACAACAACGCAACCTTGTTGCCACATCCAGACTTGTCAATTGCAACTGCCAAACTTATAGATGGTGTTGTTACAACTCCTAAGATTGCAGATGGTTCTGTAACCGCTGTTAAGCTTGGTGCAGGTGTTTATACTGACCTTGTAAACTACATGAATACGTATGGCTATTCTACTGTAAGTGGTCATACAATTTACGATAAAAACGGCAATACTGTTACACATCGAAGTAGCATTCAATTCAAAGATTGCGTTGTTACAGATGAGGGCGGTAGAACTGTTGTTTATGGTATTACTGGTGCAACTGGACCACAAGGCGTTCAAGGTGTAAAAGGTGAAACTGGTTCTGTAATTGTACCTAGTATTGATGTGAATGGCGTTATGTCTTTTACCTTACAAAACACAACCATTCCACCTAATCCTGTTTCTGTACGTGGACCACAAGGTCCTCAAGGCGTACAGGGTGGACAGGGTGTTATCGGACCACAAGGACCACAGGGTATTCAAGGACCTACTGGTATGCAAGGTGTTCAAGGTTTAATTGGTCCTCAAGGCAATGTTGGTCCAGAAGGACCACAAGGTATACAAGGACCGATTGGTCCTCAAGGCGTTAAAGGTGATGATGGTGCAGATGGTAGAAGTTTTACAGTTTTGTCATTATATTCAACCCTTCTTGATTTGCAAACAAATCACCCAACTGGTGAAGCAGGACAGGCTTATGCTGTAGGTACTATTGATAACAATTACATTTACATTTGGGATGTTGTTGATAGTGAATGGCAAAGTATCGGTCAACTTCAAGGTCCGACTGGTCCACAAGGTGTGCAAGGTGTACAAGGACCTCAAGGTGAAACTGGTCCACAAGGACCACAAGGCTTGCAGGGTACACAAGGTGTACAAGGTATTCAAGGTCCAGAAGGTGCGCAAGGTATTCAAGGTATTCAAGGCGTGCAAGGTACTGATGGCATATCTGCATATCATAGTGCTGTTAGTGGTGGATATGTTGGCACTGAAAGTGCATTTAATACTGCATTAGCAGGTATTGGTGATTTGAGTGCCGTTTTAGATAGTTTAAATGGTGAGGTGGTATAATGGGAACAAGTGCAGATAAATTTCAGTATTTGGCTGATACGAAAGATTTAATAAAAACTGCCATAATTGGCAAAGGACAGACTGTTTCCAGTGGCGATACATTTAGAAGTTACGCCACGAAGATTGGTAATATTTCTTCCGAGTGTACTGCAATCGCATCTAATATACTTAGCGGTAAAACTGCCTACAGTGGTGGCAGTAAAATAACAGGTACTATTCCTTCAAAGGGTGCACAAACATATTCACCTAGTACATCGGCACAAACAATTGCTTCTGGGCAATATTTAAGTGGTACGCAAACCATAAGTGCCGTTACTGGTACGGCTTATGCAGGCGTTGTTTTAAGCGGGTATACGTTTAATAGTGGTTATGGTGTTGGACTTACTGGCACTATGACAAACAGAGGTGCTGTGACTTCAACCATTACTACACAAGGTGGACAATACACTGTACCTGGTGGTTATCATAATGGTAGTGGTAAAGTTACGGCAAGTTTTGCTAATCTTTCAGCAGGTAATGTTAAAAAAGGTGTGAATGTTGGTGGCGTTGTAGGTACTTATGGTAGTGCTTACGAAACAAGTACATTAACATTTAGAGGTGTTTATTATAATAGCACTTATTATAATTATAATTACGCTACTAAAGGAAGTGGCAACAGTATACCTACCGAAAATTGTTTAGACATACTTTCTGCTAGTGGTACTGTTTTATATAGTGCATTTCCTTATAATGGCGTCAAGTATGATTTGATTGCAGGTACTACTTTTTCATTGGCAGATGACATTGTTGTCATAGTTGCTCATGGGTTTGGTGCAAGTTCTTATGCTTTGGATAAAAGTTTATATTTTTATACCACTGGTTCTAGTGGTCTTGAACTTTTGTCAGACACTCCGTTTGCTACTATTGTCGGCAGTAGTGTTACTAATAATTGCAGATACATCATTTGCAAAGTAACAAATAGCACTCCTGTCCTTGCACTTGTAGCTGTTTAATGTTTTGTTATTAAAGGAGGTATTTAATATGAATAAAGCGATTAATATAGAAGGTTCGTCAAAAGAAGTTGTACGTGTGTTGTCAATTGCAGATGAAACTGCTGTTGAAAACAGTCCAAATGGTTTAACTTATATGCTGATAACTAATTATGTTGAACCACCTGTTTTGACAAATCCACTTGACCTTAATTACCCTATGTACAACAAGGTAACAAAAGAGTTTTACTGGAAAACGGTGTATTATCAGTACACAGCTACAGATGGTTTGATTGAAGTGGAAAACCTAAAACAAGTGGTTGCTACGTTGCAGTCTGAAAAGAACAGTTTGCAGGAGACAGTTGACACACTGTTATTTGAAAGTTTAGGAGGTGCTGTATAATGTTTGATAGTGTAAAAAGATTGTATGAAAAATACGACAACAAAACAATTGTTAAAAATGCAGTATTAAAAGGTTGGTTAACACCAGAGGAATACGAATTGATTGTTGGTGAACCATATGTTGCATGATGTTAAAATAGAGGGGAGAAATCCCCTCTTACATCTTTTCAAATCACATAAAGTGTGATATAATATATTTAGAAAATAATGGTAAGGAGGTTACGTTATGAGTTTAATAAGCAATGTTGTAAAAGCGGCAAAATCCGCAAAAGCTAAATCATCTTCAAATAAGTCTTCAAGTTCTTCCTCGTCTAGCAAGAGTTCTTCTTCAAGTTCTTCAAGTAGTTCTTCAAAGATTATGGACAGCATTACAAAGACTCTTGATGCGATTAAAAACGCTTCATCTGGTAGTACATCTTCTGGCGGTACTTCTACGTCTGGTGGAAATGGTTATAACTCTGGTTCTAATTACTCTGGTAGAGAAACAGCTTTCACGTGGAGTGATGGTAGTACAACTTATTCCCCATCAACAAACTATCTTGATGCGCAAAAGGAAGGTGGAAAACAAGGTGTTAATCTAGTTTCTGCCGTAACGTATGATAAAGGTGGTCCTACTGTTTCTAGTGGAAACGGGTTCACCGACCAGACGTACAGTAATTCTCAACAGACTGGTACATATTACGACCAAGCACTTGCAAGAGAAAAGCAAGCACTTCAAGGCATCAATAATACACAACAGCCAGATATTCCCGTTCAACCATTGCCAAGTATTCAACAGCAACTTCAACCACAACCCATCACGCAAACCATTCCAGATTACTCGTCAATGTTCAGCTCTGCACTCAATGGTATGCAAAATCAAAACAACTCGTTTATGCAGAGTATTACTGATAAGCTAAATTCTTATAAGAACTCTGGTGGTACAAACACTGTTTCTGAAAACAACTATGTCAACGATACCCTTGGACGTAAAAGTGGAACTGGTGCGTATATTAAAAGTGCTACAAATTCTTCAAATGCAATTAGTAGGTATTTAGCAGGTGACGTGTTTAAGAACAGGGCAAAGTAGGGGTGGTTATTGTGAAATTTGACGTAATTAATATTCAAGAAGTTCTCGTTATTATTATTTGTGGCGTTGGTTTGGTTACTGCAATTTGCTTTGGTCGCAATGACTTAGCTATGGCTATTGGTAGTGGGTTGGTTGGATATTTGGGTGGAACAAAAAGTGTTTCCGCATCAAACAAGGAGTGATTAATATGAAAACACAAACATTACTTGCTGACAGTTCAAACTATACTAGAGGTAGAACTGAAAGTGTCAAATACATCGTTATTCATTATACCGCAAACAACGGAGATACCGCAAGAGGTAATTGTAACTATTTTGCTACTGGTGGTAGAAACGCTTCTGCACACTATTTTGTTGATGAGTCCAGTGTTTATCAGTCCGTTCTTGACTCTAATACTGCGTGGTCTGTCGGTGCTAAAAGGTATATTCACAATGATTGTAGAAACAAAAATAGCATATCTGTTGAAATGTGTAGTAGAAAAGATGCAAGTGGACGTTACTACATCAAGAGTGATACTGTTTTAAACACAATCGAACTTGTTAAGTTTTTGATGTGTATGTATAGTGTTCCCATCGAAAACGTTCTTAGACATTATGATGTTACTGGTAAGAACTGTCCAGAACCTTTTGTTCGAGATTTGTCATCTTGGGTTTCATTTAAGGACAAGTTATGTGCCAAGAAGGAGGACGAAGAAATGATTGAAAAATTTAATACAATCAATGAAGTACCAAATTACGCCAAAGCAACTATTGAGAAACTTATCAACAAAGGTGCTTTTGCTGATGTGAATAAGCTTAATCTTTCCGAAGATATGTTACGTGTTTTTGTTATCAATGACAGACTTGGAATTTATAAATAATGAGGTGATATAAATGGCTGAACAACCTATGGTTATTCTTAGAAACATAGCAAATCAAGCAGGGCAGGACGTTGGTTGGGACAGTAACACTGGCAATGTTTCTGTAGGTGGTAGTTCTTACACTCCCAATCAATTAAAGAACATGGGTGGACAACTTGTTAGCGACCAGTGGGTAATGCCTAGTTACGTTGCAAACAACATGGTTAATTCCTCACCACAATCTGCACAACTTGCACAACAAAAACAGCAAGGACAACTAAACGATATGTACTCTAGTATGGATGATATGTCTAGTGCTTATACACGACAACAGAAATCTAGTCTTGCAAGCGCACGTGACAATCAACTTGCAGACTTAAAGAAAGCATACGCAACTGCCGTGTCTGATGGCGAGATTAGTATACGTGATGCAGAGGATGCTTTTGCTACCCAAGCAGAACAGATTAATCAGCAAGCTTATCTTGATGCGGAACAGACTTCTCTGTACAGCCAAGACATGGGCATACAAAACTCACAACAGGCTGTTGGCTTACAACAGGGTGACAATGCACGAAAGAACTCCCTCATCAATACAAACATGACCACCAGAGATAAACGTGTGTCTGATATTCGTGACAGGCTTACTGCAATCAAAACGCAGAAGAACCTTGATGTGGCAAATGTTAATGCACAATACGATAGTGGCGTTGCACAAGCACAAGCTACTGCTGACCAGATGTACGCTACAAATATGTTTGGTTTACAGTCTAATAACTACTCTGCTGAACGTGACCAGAATTATGCACGTCAGAACATGAATTATCAAAATGATTTGGCACTTGGACAAATGTCGCAAGAACAGCAATATGCACTTGAAAACATGTCAACTCAACAGAAATATGGTCTTGAACAAATGGCAAGAAGTCAAGAGTATAATGTTCAAAACATGAACCTTGAACATGGGTTTGATGTTGAAAACATGGCTATGCAACTTAAGAATGACCTTACCAAGATGAATGTTTCGTTTGGTCAAAGTTCTGCATTACAAAGTCAGAGTGCTAAAAACTCTATGGACCAAACTGTTGCAAAATACGCACTCGAGGTAAAAGCAGAAGAAGATGCTTACCAAAAACAGCTTGAACGTGATAGACGTGGTTTAGACCCAACATCAAAAGAGTACGAAGTTATTACTGGCAATGCTGAACGTGATTTGAAAAACAATATTGCAGAGATTGGCGTAAAGGCTTCATATCAATATGCTTTTGAAAATGCACTTAATACTTCCTCCGTTCCTTCTGTTAAACAGCCTAAAGATTGGTCAGAAGGTGGTACAAGTGGTTTTGGCGGTGTGTTGAACAATCTTTCTGGTTATAGCGATAGGAACGCAAAGTATACTGCCGAACAGGATGATATTGCACGCAAGAAAGCAATTCTCAATGCCAATGAAAAGTACATGCCGTGGAGCAAATAAAATAAGGTAGGTGATGTTTGATGTTTAATGTAAAAGACTATAGTTACAAAAGTATAATTAACAGAAACAACACGTCCTTTGGTTCTGACTTGGACGATGAGATTGCAGAAATCCTAAGTAGGACGATTGTTCCAACAAACACCACCTACCACTCAACTGCAAAGAAGCGTTCTGGTGTTAAGCAGTTTTTTGATGCGTTGTCCATAGGAAATTACGCCACAGCAGGTCTTGTAAGAGGTTTGTTGCCAAACAACGATATAAGTGTTGGCGAAGGTGTGCTTGGCGGTATACGTGCTTCTGTGCCCTTTATGAGTAACTACGAAGAAGGTAAGCATACATACTCTGATGTGCTTGGTGATTTGGGTTGGAAACCTACAACCACTGGTGGTAAAATCGCTAGAGGTGCTGTTGGTTTTCTTGGTGATGTGTTCCTTGACCCTACCACGTACCTCTCTGGTGGTTTAAGTGCACTCTTTAAAGGTAGCGGTAAGGCAGGTATAACAACGGCACATAAGACTGCTACTGCATTGGAACTGGCTAAGGAGTTTGGTATTAAGGCAAGTGATGACATCGTGGAGAAGTTGCCTGGTGAAGTATTTGATGCGGTTGTTAGAAAGTATGCTACAAAGCCAAACATCAGTAAGGAACTTGTTGAACGTCTTGCAATGAAAAAGGCTGACGATGTTGTACGTATTCTTGACAAAGTTCCAGAAGGTATGTCAAGTGAGTTGGCTGAAAAGATTGTTGTTAATAGTAACAAAGCAAAAGGCATTACACTTGGTGCAGACGATTTAGCACGTGAAACAGAACACCTTACCAAATCATATAATAAGGCTATCGGTTTAAACACTACAGCCATTGACAGAACACTTAGCCTTGGCAATGCGCCATTCGGTAAATTCTTATTTCGTGACTTGGCTGATAAGTCAACTACTGTCGTTACTGCTGACACTCTTAAAAAGATTGGTGATAAGACGCTTGCCCCACAATATGCAAAACTCCGCAGTACGTTCTACGGAAGTAAGTTGGGCGACCTTTTCTCTACTAAGAGCACCCTCTTTAAGTTAAGCAAAACAAATCCAGGAGATTTTTATGACTTCTTAAAGTCTGCCGAAAGAATGAAGACTATTACTAAAAATACACAACTACTTCAAAAGTCCATCACTGAAAAAGGTAAGGCGTTTAATCTTACACCAGACGAAACACGTGAAGTAATAGAGTTGATGGAAGACGAAAGTAAGTGGGTTCAAGTTAAGAAGGCTATGAAGTTTTCTGATATGGAAGAAGCTAAAGTGTTTAAAGCCAAAATTCTTGAACGTCAAGCAAAAACTCAATCACAACTTGATGAATTACTTGAAACCAAGAAAAGCATTGATATGCTAAGTGAAGCTAACGATGCAAAGCTTGTTGATGCGGGTGATACGCTTAAAGCGATGCGTGAAGATTATACCAACAAGTTAACCTCCTTGAAGACCTCTCACATCACTGAACAATCTAAACTTCAAGACCTTATCAAATCATATACTGACGAATTGGACAATCTTAAACTTGACGAAGAACTCCTTATTAAAAACAATGGTATCTCCACTGACAGTATTATTAAGTCATATGATGACTACAAATCTGCTGTTTCTTCTGATGTGGCAAATCCCTTTGCGAAGCTGAAAGTTGTTGAAGATGTTTCTACTTACTTATTTGGCAGACCAGACTACATAACCTCTTCCTTGTGGGATGCACATTTTGATAAAGTTGCCAACATGATTAAAAACGGTGATGATAAGGCAAAGATTGTTGATTATGTTGAGAAGAACTCTGAATATTTCTTTTCTGGACGTGCACAAACTGTTTATCCTTTTATTGGCGAAAAGCTTGGATATGGTAAAGGTAAGATATTTGAGAATTGGAATGAAATGTATTACGACCGTATTAAGCACATCAATGAAAAGGTTGCAAAAGCTGAACCACTTACCGTTAAAGATGAACAGCTTCTTGCTGAACTCCAAAGTGTAAAAATGCAACGTGATGGCTGGTTACAGAAATTCCGTAATCAAGACAGCATGGAAGGTGTAATGAAGATTATTTCCGAAGATAAGAACAAAGAAATGTTTGACGATTATGAGAAGTATAAGCACATGGCTAACACTACTTCAACTAGGGTTTCTGAAAGAACTGCAAGTGAACTTGCTGAACAGCGTAAAATATTCAACGATTACGCTTCTCCACAGAATAAAATTCCAGATAAAATTGAAGCATCTGGAAAACTTCTTACATCAAAAAACAAGCTTACTGTCCTTGATGATTTGTTTGAGAGGACTTTTATCACTCTTCCAGATTTTGACCCTAACAATATAAAACCAAGTTATCTACGTTACACAAATGCTGTTGCTGATGAAGTTGAACCACTTCTTGAAAATTTCTTTAAACTTGACTTTGACAATCTTTCACCAAAACAAAAAGAATTACTTTATAGTATGGCTATTGGCAACGCCAACAAACGTATGGATGGTGCAAAGGTTTTTGGTGCTGTTGGTGATGCTGAACGTAAAGCACTTGTTAAAGAAGCTGAATTGAGAAAAGCTAACCTTCGTACAAGTATGCTTGCAGATAGAACAAAAATTGGTTCTACTGTACAGTTTAAAAATGGTGATGAAGTTGTTGAAGGTGTCGTTAAGTCTGTTGATTTTAACGATGATGCGAAAGGTCTTTTGACTGTTGTTAAGAATGATGGAGGTGTTGTTGGCAAAGTTGGTGTCGACCAACTCACATCAGTTAAGATTAATTCAAAGCTTTTATCTGCCGATGAAATCGTTAAACTTTCAAACATTTCTGATGATTTTGTTACTAGTCAAAAGGAACTTACTTCCCTTCTTGATGTGAAAACTTCCGATTTATCCAAACTTGATGATGAGTTTAAAACATCTTATAAGAGTATTCTTGAGAATTATAAACAGCGTTCCACTGATGTTACTAACCAAATCAAAGAATTGTATGTTAACAGTGAAGATTTATCAAAAGCATTCTCCACTGACAACTTGGCAAAAATAGACGAATTGACCAACAAAGTAATGCACGCTGATGAAGTCTTGGCAAACGATGATGCATTTGAAACCTTTATGCGTTCTTGGATTGGTGATGGCAAGGTTGAAGATATTATTGATAAGAACGCCCCACGTACAGCAGAATTTATGCTTGACTCTGACTTAGGTGTTAGTGAGAAAGTTGCAAAGATTGCACAACAACTTCGTAATGATTTTATTGAAATTGGTAAAAGCGAAGTTAATATTGGTCAGCTTAACGTGGGACAGCTTGATGAAATGATGGATAGATATTTGCCCCACGTTCTCACTGATGAAGGTAAAAAGTTATTCAATGACTCCGAAGAGTTTCAACAACATCTTTCAAAACTTGATATAGAGTTTAACAACTTCTCAATGGAAAGAACTATTAAGCGCATTCCAGATGGAAATGGTGGGTACATTGACAATCCAAATGTTACTCAAATCAATAAATACTTTAGTGAAAAGTTTGGTGATGTGTTAAAAGGTAAGAATGCTTTCGTAGACGATGTGTCTGACATTTATATTACACGTGCATTGAAGAACACTAGATTACTGTATGACGACAAATTCTCTCACGAGATTGTTGATACGTTCAGTAAAGACTATACAAGTGAACTTAGTGAAGGTTATAATATAGTCATGAACCCTGTAAATTATCGCAATACTTCATCTGATGTGGCACAACTTAACGTGTCTATGGAGATAAGCAACGCTGTTTCCGATTACCTTCGTAGTGACGATGTTATTAAAAGTATCGAAGATGCTGTACGTGCAGAACTTGGTTCAAGTGTTGTTACCAAGGAACAAAACCTTGTTTACAAAAAGTTGTTTGGTGACAAAATGGGTGCTTATGCAAAGGACTTTATTGGTAAGAACTTTCCAGACAGTGTTAGAAGAAATATGTTTGAAAGTGAGTTAAAGGCGTTCAATACAACTTCTACTGTAGGTGGAACGCTTGATGACTTATCGACACCTATAATTAAGTTTAACGATGCGAATGTTGAAAGTTTAAATCGTGTGATTGACGAAACCAAAGAACAATACATTAGCAGTATTCGCACCAAACTTATCAACTATGAGAAAACAAAATACTTCGAGTCTTATGGTAAAAAAATGCCAGAAGAGTTGTTAAATCGCTTTCATAACTATGCTTTAGATGATGTTGTTCGACACATCGACAATGCACGTAATGTTGCCGATGAGGTTGATTTACAAAAGCTTGACCGTATCTCCAAGAACATCGACACGTTAAACAATTTTAGAAATCCAGAAATTAAGCAAATGAACAGTGCAATTATTGACAAAGCAAATCAAGCAAGGCTTTTACAGATACAGAAAGATAACAGTAGGTTTTTACAGATTTATGATAAGTTCACCCACTTTATTAAGATTAACCAAACATCCGTCTTACCTTCTTTCCACGCTAGAAATAAGATGTCCAATACATTTAACAACTGGCTTGAGGTTGGTGCTGATGCGGTTGATGTTGACTTTCAGCGTACAGCCTTTCGTGCAATCAAGAACAAAGGTAACGTTGATGGTGTACTTAAAATAACAAATGCTGATGGTAGTGTTGGCATGATTGGTTGGGACGACTTATACAAGATTGCAGAGGAAAAAGGTGTTATAGGTGAAGGTTTCTTTGCTAAAGAGATTGCAGGCGATGCCACATCAAAAGGTTTGTTCAAGAAACTTCCTGCCCACCTTGACCCTACCGACACCAAGAACTTTAAGCCTTACAAGGTTGGTACTAGCATTGGTAGCACAATAGAGGACCAGGATAGACTTATTCACTTTGCTTCACAAGTAAGTCGTGGAATGAGTTATGATGAAGCTTCTGAAAGTGTTACAAAGTTCCTATTTGATTATTCTGATTTGACAGCTTTTGAACAGACTGTAATGAAGCGTATCATTCCCTACTACACGTGGATGCGAAAGAACTCTGCGTTGCAATTAGAAATGATGATGGAACATCCAGAGAAATACCGCTATGTGTCAAAGGTTGTTGGTGGTGTAGAGGGAATGGTTGATGAGAATGACCGTATCAACAGAGATTATGTTAATGACTTTGCCAAGGATTGGGTACAGACACCGTTTAGTGTTACAAACCCAGAAGGTCGTACTGAAACCGTTTTGTGGAATACTGGCTTGCCATACATGGACATTAGTAAGATACCAAATCCACTTGACCCTGTTGGTAGTGTAAAGAACATCTTCTCCCAAACAAATCCGTTAATCAAACTTCCTGTTGAACAGATGCTTAATAAAAATACTTTCTTTGACTCACCAATTGTTGAGGAAGGTGGAAACCAACTTACAAGTCGTGCAGACCACATTCTTTCCCAACTTGCATTGTACAACACTGGAAAAGACCTTGCAACAAAACGTGGTGCAGACTTAGGACTTCAAGTTTTAAACAATACAACTGGTGTCAAACTGCTTTCGTATGATTACGATATGTACAAGGCGATGAAAATACAAAAGATGATTGACGATGGTACTTTCTATGATAGAGATACCATTGGTGAGAAGGCTGTCAAAGGCACTGGTGCTGTTCTTCTTGGTGCAGGTGGTATTGTTGTGGATGGAGTTACACATGCGTTCTCCAAGGCTGTTAACTCTGTTGCAGATAGTGCAAACAAAGACAAGCCACTTGGTGCTGATGAGTACACTGGTGCATTTAGACCTATAAGCCAATCTAAGTATGAAAAGCTTTCTGATAAGGACAAAGCACGTTACAATCCTCCCACATCAGAAGAAGCTATTGCATATAACAAAAAGGCTGTTGAACTTGAACAACTCCAACTTGAAAAAAGTGGTGTTGCAAAGAAATTCATCTGGTCCTTGTTTGACAAGTTTAACCTTGGTGAAAGAAATAAGGAATATAAACTTGGTGAAATTGTCACTGTTACAGATGGCGATACGTTTAAAATTAAGATTGGTAATGAAACAAAGAGTGTCAGAATGCTTTTGATTGATACGCCAGAAACAGTCGACCCACGTGTTGATGAACCTATGCCTTATGGCAAAGAAGCAAGCAACCACAGCAAGTCTCACTTCCTTGGACAAGATGCAAAGATTTACTTTGATGGGGAAGAAACTGACAAGTACGGCAGACTTCTTGGTTATGTTGAAATTGATGGCACTGACATGAATAATGAGTTACTTAAAGAAGGACTTGCACAAACTAGGTATCTTTACGAGCCACCTTATGATAGGCTTGATAAATATAATGCAACAGAAAAAGAAGCGTATAATCAAAAGAAAGGATTGTGGTCACTCGATGGTTATGCGACTCCAAATCAAGACGATGGTTACAACATGAATTATCTTGATGCGATAGGTCGTAAGTTAAAGTAATTGGAGGTGTTGCACATGGAAGAATTTATTCTTGGGTTGGCTGAAAAAAGCATACTTGGTGCTGGGTTCTTCTACCTGCTTCACTATCTTGTCAAGAACATGGAAGGCATCACCGTAAACCTAACTAGCTTTGGTGAGGTATTACATAAAGTGTCCGACACGTTGCTTAAGATTGACATGAGAGTTGAACAGTTAGAACAGAAAATTAAAGACTTAGAAAGGAGGGGAGAAATATGAAAGACTACAAAACATTAATTGCACCAATCGTGGCAGTAATTGCTATAGTGCTACAGTTAGTGTTAAAAATTGATTTACCACAACAGTTACAATCTGATTTGGTAGCTTCTCTTGCAAATCTCATTGCTGTAGGTGCAGTGCTGTACGGTATCATTAAAAACCATTTCACACAAAAGTAGATTTGTCAAGGAAAAAACTTTCAATTATGAAAATAAATGTCTTGACAAGTTTTACAAGAAATGTTATAATTGTCTTTAGAAGGTTTATTACTTCTAAATAACGTGTAAAGTACTTAAAGAAATAAAGAAAAAAGATTAAAAGCAAATGCCGTAAGGCATTTAAAGGTTTCTTTGAAACCTTTTGATTAACTTGAAAATCTTCTTCACATCACAAAAGAACTTGTTGCTTATTTCACGTGTTTATAACACGTCTTGCAGAAGTACTTTAACAACATAATAAATAAGACCTCACTTTGATGTGGGGTCTTTTGTTTGTCTATACGATTGATGCGAGTGCTTCACGTCTATCTTTTTCTGTTTGTACACGTACGTTTATTTCTACACGTGGGTTTTCCTTATCGTACTCTACGGTCTTTATGTTTGGCATAACGTAGTAATCGTTGTCAAACACTATGTCTTGCATTACGTCTAGTAAAAGCTTCAAGCAATTATGACTATCCCTAACACGTCTGTCGGGCATGAAGAACACCAAATCTATGTACAACCACGTTGATTTGTTTTGTTTTAACCATCGTTGTTCTTCTATCGCTAAGTTAATTAACGAACGGCTTACTCTCACGTAATTCTCTGCTTGCTTTGTTAGGCGTTTCCCACCACCTCTTGTGTTTATGTACATGTGGTTAACGCTTGGTGGAAGTGGTAGAGACATCTTTAGCTTCTTCCTTGGGTAGCGTGCATCTTCTCTGTACAAATCTTCCTTAACTTCTTGTGTTTCTTTTTTTCTCATGTAATTCCCCCTGTGATGTGTGATGAGGACGTGCTACTCGTGCCCACCTCCATGAAGCACTTTCGCACATGTTTTGTCCTCTTTGAGTATGTCATGCCGATGTTGTACATCTTCATTTGTCATTGTTGTGGAAGTTCGACAACACGGCAATAACACACCTCTACTTCACATTATATCACATCATCTTGGGAAAATCTACCTTTTTATTGCCTATCATCAAAGAAATCTATCATTTTAAATATAACTAACACTGAAGCTACTATCAGCATCAC